TAGTATTATTTGGTTGGTTTACAGCAACTCCTTTCTTTAGTGAAATGACTAATATTGAACTAAAAGATATGTTATACGCTGAGAAAGCAAAAGCAATCGAAGATGATTTATTACCATTTGGAATAATAAGCGGACAAAACGAGATAGACGAACCTGAATCTTTTGTACAAGGCGGTGACCGATGGGTTATGGGTCCTGAGACAGAATTGTTTTAGATTTTAATATTTTATAAATAGTTATGTTGATAAAAATCGTATTATGAAAATTTACTCGTTTAATGTACAAATAATCTAAGGGGATTAAAAATGGCTTTTCAAGTTTCACCTGGAGTTCAGGTAAGAGAAATCGACCTGACTAATGTTGTCCCTGCCGTATCAACGTCTGTAGGTGCCTTTGTAGGTAACTTTAGATGGGGACCGGTTCTGGAAACAACACAAGTAACTTCAGAAAAAGATTTAGCTGATAAATTTGGAGTTCCAACTGCATCTGGTGCAGTCGACTTCTTTACAGCATCTTATTTCTTGAAGTATGGAAATAATTTACAGGTAGTCAGAAACATTGATTCAGCTGCACGTAATGCTAACTCTGATGACGCATCTACTGCAACTATTATTAAGAATCAAGATGACTACGAAAATCAAACATTCAGTTCAACAGTTACTGTAACAGTTGACGGTGAAGTTCAATCTGGAGAAACAGAGATTGTTTTAACAGATGCTTCTGGCGTTACTGTTGGAGATGCTTTTGTTGGTGATTATGCCTCAAAAGATATCGCTGATAATACTACTATTACTAATATTGTAGGTAATACAATTACAATTAGTAATGCAACAGCTGGTATTATTCCTGATGCTGAAACATTCTCAATTGCAGTAAACAAAGGAACATGGATTGCAAAATATCCAGGTGTACTCGGTAACTCATTAAAAGTTTCTGTTTGTGCATATCAAGCTAACGGTGAGCAATTCACTGGTTGGTCTTACAGTTCTAATTTTACAGCAGCTCCTGGCACATCTGATTATGTAAGTAATCAAGGTGGTGCTAATGATGAAGTACACATCGTAGTTATAGACGAAGATGGTGCTTGGACAGGTACTGCTGGTACAGTTCTAGAAACATTTGCATTTGCTTCTCTAGCTTCAGATGCTAAGACAAATGACGGTGCTTCTAACTACTATAAAGATGTAATCAATAACAAATCAAATTATATTTGGTTTGGTACTCATGCTTCTGAATTAACAAATGCTGGTGCAGCTTCAACAGCTACATTTGCAAATACTATTACAACTGATGCTACTTTAAATTATTCATTAGTTGGTGGTGCTGATTCAGGTACACTTGGTACTTCTGAGATTGCATTAGGTTATGATCTATTTGAAGACGCTGAAACTATTGATGTTTCTTTACTCATCATGCCTTCAGTTTCATCATCTAACGCAACTACTGTTGCTAATGATCTTATTTCAATTGCAGAAGGTCGTAAGGATTGTGTAGCATTTGTTTCACCTGCTACTTCAACTACTACTTCAAGTACATCTCCAAGTGCAGATGTTATTACTTTTGCAAATACACTTACTTCATCTTCTTATGCAGTTATTGATTCAACAGCATTGAAGATTTATGATAAGTATAATGATCAGTATATCAATATTCCGGCTTCATCTTCTGTTGCTGGTCTATGTGCTAATACTGATGAAGTTGCGGATTCATGGTTCTCACCTGCTGGTTATACAAGAGGTCAACTTCTTGGTGTAACTAAGATTGCATTCAATCCTAAGAAAGCAGAAAGAGATTCATTGTATCAAGCTCGTATTAATCCTATCTGTTCTTTCCCAGGTCAAGGTACAATCCTATTTGGTGATAAGACTGCTCAAGCTAAACCTTCAGCGTTTGATAGAATTAATGTTCGTCGTTTATTCATTACATTAGAGAAAGCTATTTCGACAGCTGCTAAATACTCTTTGTTTGAATTCAATGATGAATTTACAAGAGCTCAGTTCCGTAATCTGGTTGAGCCGTTCCTAAGAGAAGTCAAAGGTCGTCGTGGTGTTACTGACTTCCAAGTTGTTTGTGATGAAACAAATAACACCGGACAAGTTATTGATGCTAACGAATTCGTTGCTGATATCTACATCAAGCCGGCTCGTTCTATTAACTATATTTCACTTAACTTCATCGCTACAAGAACTGGTGTTGAATTCAGTGAAATTGTCGGACAATAAGAGGAGTGAACAATGGCAATTCTTGGCGTAGATGATTTTAAAGCGAAGCTTTCTGGTGGTGGCGCTCGTTCCAACCTCTTTAAAGCTACAATAAATTTTCCTGGTTATGCAGGTGGTGATGTTGAATTAACATCATTCATGTGTAAAGGTGCTCAGTTACCTGGATCTACAATTACACCTATCACTGTACCATTCAGAGGTAGACAATTACAGATCGCTGGTGATAGAACATTCGAACCATGGCAGATTACTGTAATCAATGATAACAACTTTTCAACAAGAGATGCGTTTGAAAGATGGATGAATGGTATTAATCAACATGCGACTAATACTGGTTTTTCAAATCCAGTTGATTATCAAGCTGATATGGTAGTTGAACAACTTAACAAAGATGGTGAAGTTGTTAAACGCTATGACTTCAGAGGTACTTTCCCTTCAGCGGTTGGTGCAATTGAAGTATCTTACGATAATGAAAATGTTATCGAAGAGTTTGGTGTTGAGTTCCAAGTACAGTACTGGGAATCAAATACTACTTCATAGGGAAGTATATAAATAAGACTGTAGGGGAGAATTATCTCCCCTTTAGTTACGGAGTTACGAATGGCAGAATTATTTGGTTTTGAAATAAAGCGTAAGAACGATAAAGACGAAGAAAAGAAGTTATCGTTTGTTGCGCCACAAGAAGATGATAGTGCCGGATATGTGGTCAATGCTGGTGGATATTTCGGCCAGTACGTAGATCTAGACGGAGGTACGGCGAAGAACGATGCTGATCTAATCATGAAGTATCGTGATATTGCTATGCAACCTGAATGTGATGCTGCTATCGAAGATATTATTAATGAGGCTATTGTATCTGATGAAGATTCAGCGCCTGTCAATCTTGTTCTAGATGACCTAGAACAACC